GAATGTGATAGTGCTATTGAAGATATTGTCAATGAAGCAGTTGTATCTGATTCTAACGATAGTCCTGTAGAAATTGAATTATCAAATCTAAATGCTAGTGATGGCATTAAAAATAAAATTCGCAAAGAGTTTAAGTATATCTTAGATCTTCTTGATTTTGATAAAAAGGCACATGAAATTTATCGTAATTGGTATATTGATGGTCGCATTTATTATCATAAAATTATCGATTTAAAAAATCCCAACGAGGGTATTCAAGAATTGCGTTATATTGACGCAATGAAAATGCGTTATATTCGTAAGCAAAAACAGAAACCAGAAGATAGAGCAAACGCTATAGCAAGAATCAATAATAGAAACTCTGATCCAATGGATTATGAGTTTCCTGAGATAGAAGAATATTTTCTTTATCAACCAAAACTTGCTTATCCAGTTGCAAATCCAACTCAAGCAGGTGGAGATAAGGGAATAAAAATTGCAAAAGATGCAATTTCATATTGCACATCTGGTCTTGTTGATCGTAATAAAGGTAATACTTTATCATATCTCCATAAAGCAATCAAATCACTCAATCAACTTAGAATGATTGAGGATTCACTGGTAATCTATAGATTGTCCCGTGCTCCAGAACGTAGAATCTTCTATATTGATGTTGGTAACTTACCAAAAATGAAAGCAGAGCAATATCTGCGTGATGTTATGATGAGATATCGTAACAAAATGGTTTACGATGCTAATACTGGAGAGATACGTGATGATAAAAAACACATGGCAATGCTTGAAGACTTCTGGCTTCCCAGGCGTGAAGGTGGAAGAGGAACCGAAATCTCCACTCTCCCTGGCGGACAAAACCTGGGTGAAATCACTGATATTGAATATTTTAAAAAGAAACTCTACCGTTCGCTTAACGTCCCACCATCACGAATGGATGGAGAAGGTGGGTTTAACTTGGGGAGATCTTCTGAGATCTTAAGAGATGAACTCAAGTTTACTAAGTTCGTTTCTCGTTTAAGGAAAAGATTCTCTAACATGTTTAATGATATGTTGAAGACTCAATTACTCCTGAAGAATGTAATTACTCCAGAAGATTGGGAAGTAATGAGTGAGCATATTCAGTATGACTTCTTGTATGATAATCACTTCTCAGAACTGAAAGAAGCAGAACTCATGAATGAGAGACTGTCTCTTGCAGCAACTGCGGAACCATATGTTGGTAAGTATTACTCTCAAGATTATGTTCGTCGTAAAATTTTACGTCAGACTGACATTGAGATTATTGAGCAGGATAAGTTGATTGCAAAAGAAATTAAAGATGGTGTAATCCTAGATCCTACTATTCCAGTTGATCCACAAACTGGACAACCTTTAGATGCAGCAAGTATGGATTTAGGAAAACCTCAAATGGAACCTGAGATTGATGCATCTGCTGCAGAACCTATTGAAATGCCTAAAGGTGGTGAGATATAAATATACCTAGTCGTTTAATATACAATTAAAAATGGATGACCTTTTAGATATGATCATTGCGGATGAGTCACCATCTCAAATTAGTGATGCTATTAAAGATGTTCTTTATGCAAAATCTGCAGAGAGAGTAGACGCATTCCGTCCTTTAGTGGCAAATTCTACCTTTTCTGGGGAAGATCAAATCGAAGTTGAGGACGAAGCACCAGAAACTACAGATGGTGTTTAATTTATAAATAACTATTATAAATGAATTTTAAAGGATAATGGGACATAAACCAGTAGGATTAAATTCCTCTTTTGCGATCACTAATGCAACCAATGTTCGGGGTGTTGACAAAACACCTCAACAGTCAGACTCTTTGAGAGTCGTGGCAAAAGGTGCAGGTTGTCACGTTGCCATTGGGACTTTTCCAACAGCATCAGCAAGAAATTATTATGTACATGCAGGTGAATCTGAAGTTATTTCTTTAGGATCAGTACAAACAAATAAAGTCGTAGGGGTTTCAACTACAGGAACTGACACTATTATTGATTTTGCCGAAGGAACTGGATCTCCTTTTGGTGCAGGAGATGCTGTTACATTAACCGTAATAGGGCAAAGTTATCTTAATTTTACTCATAAAATTGTTTCCTCTGTCGATTCTAGTGCTGGTGTTAATGGATTCTATAGCACAAGAATTGTTGTAGATCATGATTATGGTGTTGGGTATGCACATACCAATGTGATTGGACAGGCAGAATTGAGAGGTTCTTTTATGGTTGCTTCATTTGGCGACGGAGGTGGAACAATTCATTATCAACAAGTACAATCAAGCGGAGGAGCATCCTGATGAAACTTATTAGAGAAGAAATAGAATCAGTAAAATTTCTAGTTGAGACTACAAAGTCTGGCAAGAAATCCTTATATATTGAAGGAGTTTTCCTTCAAGGTAACATCAAAAACCGTAATGGTCGTATGTATCCTATGGAAACTCTTCGCAAGGAAGTTTCTCGTTATAATGAGTCAAATGTTCAATCAGGTAGAGCACTTGGAGAACTTGGACACCCTGATGGTCCTACTGTAAACCTCGACAGAGTTTCTCATAAAATTGTATCACTTAGAGAAAGTGGTTCAAATTTCATTGGTAAAGCAAAGATTTTGAACACCCCAATGGGTAAGATTGCTTCTGCTTTAGTTGAAGATGGAGTTAAACTTGGTGTTTCTTCCAGAGGTATTGGTTCGTTGAAGCAGACCCGTGAGGGTGTTAACATTGTCGGTGACGATTTTATGTTGGCAACTGCTGCTGATATTGTTGCTGATCCATCTGCCCCAGATGCATTTGTTGAAGGGATTATGGAAGGAAAAGAGTGGGTTTGGGACGGAGGACTTCTTCGTGAGAAGTATGCAGAACAGACCAAAAATACAATTAACAATTTAGTATATCAGAAAAAATTAGAAGAACATAAGATAGAGTTATGGAATAACTTCTTATCTAATCTTTAATTTTATAAATAAATATAGTTTTAATACGGAAAAAAACGGAGAGTTAAAATGTCTCGTGGAGATTTACAAGAAATGGAAGTAAAGACACAGCAATCCCGCACCGCTGTTAATGCTGGAGCATCAGCTGCTGATCCTATGCCCAAACTTACTACTGGTGGCACACCTGCCTCCTATGAAGATTTGGGTGGTCCTACACCAGAAAATTATAAGGTTGATGACGATTCAGCAAAGTTAAAAACTCCAGGTGGCAGCCTTAAGCAAGTTAAGGATGTAGTTAACAAAGGTGCAAAATCTGCTGATGCCATGAAGGGCATGAAGGAAGAGGAAGAAGTTTCCTCTGAAGAAACCATCGAAGAAGGAGAAGCAACTACTGACGAAGTTGTTGCCGAAGCAGAGACTACCGAAGATGAAGTTGTTTCTGAAGAAGAAGTAACTACTGATGAGGTTGTTGCTGAGTATAATGTTCAGGAGGACATCGATGCTCTGATCGCTGGTGAGGAACTTTCCGAAGAATTCCAAGAAAAAGCACGTACAATCTTTGAAGCAGCAATCAATGCTAAAGTTGCTCAAATTAAAGAGCAACTAGAAGCACAATTTGCAGAGAAATTTGCAGAGGAAGTTGCTGCTGCTAAAGAGTCACTCGCAGAAAGAGTTGATTCTTATCTTGAGTATGTTTCTGATGAGTGGTTTGAAGAGAACTCACTCGCAGTTGAATCTGGTCTTAAGACCGAAATGACTGAATCATTCCTTGTTGGAATGAAGGGTCTTTTTGAAGAACATTATGTAACTATCCCTGAAGACAAATATGATGTGCTGGAAAGCATGGTAGAAAAACTTGATGATATGGAGACAAAACTCAACGAGCAGATCGAAAAGAATATCTCACTCAACGGCCGTCTCGCAGAGTCGGTTGCTGATAGTGTCTTGGATCAAGTTTCTGCAGGACTCGCGTCCACTCAGAAAGAGAAACTCGCTTCACTTTCCGAAAGTGTAGAGTTTGAAAGTGAAGAACAATATCGTGGCAAACTGGAAACACTCAAAGAGTCGTACTTCAACTCTAAGAAAGAGTCTTCCACTGCTAAAACTGAAACCCTCTCTGAAGGTGTAGACAACTCTGGTGCTAATGCAGTATCAGATTCAATGGCTGCATACATGAGAACCTTGGGTTCTTTTAGCAAAAACAACTGAATTTAACATTAAAATCAAACCGTAAACTTATTAGGTAACAGCAAATGTTCCAATCAGAACATCTGCAGGAAAAGTGGGCACCTCTCCTCAATCATGAGGGTCTCGATAAAATCGATGACAATCACAAGAGAGCAGTGACCGCAGTCCTGTTAGAAAACCAAGAAAAGTTCCTTAGAGAACAACAAGCTTTTGCATCGTCAGGTTCATTCCTGTCCGAGCAACCAAACATAAACACCGATCCCTCCTCAACTGGCAATGCTGGTTTCTCGGGTTCAGGTGCCTCACCTGTTGCAGGTTTCGACCCCGTTCTGATCTCCTTGATCAGACGTTCTATGCCTAACCTGGTCGCATATGACCTCGCAGGTGTGCAACCAATGTCCGGACCTACTGGACTTATCTTCGCAATGCGTTCGAAGTACACCTCACAGGCAAACGCCAACGAGGCATTCTT